CGTCACGCCCTTGCTCTCGGCGCGTGGGGCGGCGGCCTTGCGTTCCGATTTCGCGGCAGCCTTTTTGCCGGCCTTGTCCTTGGCGGCAGTGGCGGCCTTCGCGCTTTTTGTTGCCTTGGGCTCGCCCTTCTTCGAGGGGGCCTTCTCCGGCGCGGCTTTTTCGGTAGCTTCTGCGTTGGTCATGTTGTTTTTGATCATCCTTTCTGCGCGTGCTCCGCGCATGACGATTCATCACTCCGGTGCGCCCGGAAGGCAAGGGAATTGTGACCGGCTCGGCGACGATTGATCGGGAGGCGAATGCATGGCGATCATGAGCCTCCGAGCATACGCGCGGCACCGCGGCGTCGAACTGTCGGCGGTTCAGAAGGCCATCAAAACCAAACGCATCTCCACGCAGCCGGACGGGCGCATCGACTCCGAGCAGGCGGACGTCGAATGGGAACAGAACACGCGCCACCGTGTACCGCCAGTCAAGCGCAACGACGATGAGGACGAAAGTCCGGTGTTCGGCGCGTCGCAGTACACCAAGGCCCGCACCGTCTACGAGCACTTTCGAGCCAAGCTCGCGCAGTTGGAATATCAGGAGCGAATCGGCGCCCTGATTCCGAAAGACGAAGTGAAGGTGGCGGCGTTCAACAAGTTCCGGCAGTTCCGGGATCACATGCTGAACATTCCGGATCGAGTCGCGGCGGTGGTGGCCGCCGAAAGCGAAGCCGCGAAGTGCTACGAAGTCCTCGCAACCGAAGTTCGCAGAGCACTGAATGAATTTGCAGACTCCAACGGCTGAAGAGATCTATTCGGCAGCGGCGGCGGCCGGCGCGCGGCCGGATCCTCTGCTCACGATCTCGCAGTGGGCCGACAAGTACCGCATGCTGTCGCAGCGGGCCTCGGCTGAATCCGGGCCGTGGCGCACGGAGCGCACGCCGTATCTGCGGGAGATCATGGATTGCCTCTCGCCGTCGTCGCCCATCGAGCGCGTGGTGTTCATGAAAGGCGCGCAGATCGGCGGCACGGAATGCGGCAACAACTGGATCGGTTACGTGATTCACCAGGCGCCCGGACCCATGATGGCGGTGCAGCCCACCGTTGAAATGGCAAAGCGCAATTCCAAGCAGCGCATCGATCCGCTGATCGAGGAGTCGGAGGTGCTGCGCGCACTGGTCAGCGACCCGCGATCGCGCGACTCCGGGAATACGGTTCTGTCGAAGGAGTTTCCCGGGGGCGTGCTGGTGATGACGGGGGCGAACTCGGCGGTCGGGCTTCGCTCGATGGCGGCGCGCTATCTGTTCCTCGATGAAGTGGACGGATATCCGGGCGATGTCGAAGGCGAGGGCGATCCGGTCAACCTGGCGGCAGCGCGCACCCGAACGTTCGCGCGCCGGAAGATCTTCATGGTGTCGACGCCGAAGATCACGGGCATGTCCCGGATCGAGGCGGCGTTCGAGGAAAGCGACAAGCGCTTCTACTGGGTGCCATGCCCGGTGTGCCGCGAGTTCCAGACGCTGAAGTTTGCCCAGCTGCGGTGGCCGAAGGGGCAGACGGAAAGAGCAGTTTACGTCTGCGAGCATTGCGGGCAGGAGATCCAGAATCACCACAAGCAGTCGATGCTCGCGCGCGGCGAGCGCGGCAGGCGATGGCAAGACCGCCGGCTTTCATCTGTCCAGTCTGTACTCGCCGGTGGGCTGGTTCGCGTGGTCCGATGCAGCGAAGCAGTTCGAACAGGCGCAGAAGAATCCGGCGCTGCTTCAGGTCTTCGTCAACACGGTGCTCGGCGAGACGTGGACGCTGCTGGGCGAGGCTCCTGAATGGCAGAAGCTGTATGACCGGCGTGAGTCTTACAAGATCGGCATGGTCCCGCGCGGTGGCATCCTGCTGACGGCGGGTGCGGACGTCCAGAAGGACCGCATCGAGGTGGAAGTCGTCGCCTGGGGGCGCGGGAAGGAGTCGTGGTCGGTCGATTACCGCGTGTTCGAGGGCGACACGTCGCGCCAGGCGGTGTGGGACAAGCTCACAGCCATGCTCAACGAGACGTATCGATCGGCCAGCGCCGTCGACCTCCCGATTCTGCAGCTCGCGGTGGACTCCGGGTATGCGACGACGGAGGTGTACGAATGGGCCCGCAGGCAAGGCGGCCGCGTGCTCGTGATCAAAGGCGATGCACGGTCGGGCGCGCTTCTGGGTGCTCCTTCGCCGATCGAGGTTGGGCCTCTCGGCGCGAAGATTAAGCGCGGCGTGAGGGTCTGGCCGGTCAACTCCGGGATGGCGAAGGAGGAGTTGTACCGCTGGCTGCGGCTGGAGCGGCCGACGGACGAGGACCTCGAACGAGGCGTGCCGTTTCCGCCCGGATACTGCCACTTCCCGCACTACGGCGAAGAGTACTTCAAGCAGATCACCGCCGAGCAGCTTGTCACGAAGATCGTTAAGGGCTATCGGCGGCATGAGTGGCAGAAGATGCGCGACCGCAATGAGGCGCTCGACTGCCGCGTGTACGCGCGCGCCGCGGCCGCCCGGGTCGGCATCGATCGGTTTCAGGAACGGCACTGGGTGGAATGGGAGCGTCGCGCGGCGCCTCCTGCTTCGGCCCAAGAACCGCAGACACATCGCGCGCCGGTCGCGCGGCCCAGGAACCAGGTGCGCTTCAAGGTTGAGATCTGAATGGCGTTCACACAGGCCGATCTCGACGCGCTCGATGCCGCGCGCAAGCAGGGTGCGAAGCGCATTCGCTTTCAGGACCGCGACTTCGAGTTTGATTCCGTCGACGACTACATCAAGCTGCGGAACCTGATCCTCAACGACATCGCGCAGCAGAACGGGCCACAGCAGATTCGGCAGGTTCGCATCTACACGAACTCCGGCTGGTAAACCAGACTTGGCGATCGAGACCTTCATGATGCTGGCGCGCGCCGCCGGCCACGAGCCTCCGCCCGTGCCGCGCTCGCGCAGCATGGGCAAGACGCCGTTCGACGCGGCGGGCAAGGGCCGGCGCGGGTACGGATGGAACCCGAGCTATCTCGGCCTCAACACACTCCTGTTCTCGCACGGACTGGAGCTGCTGACGCGCAACCGCGATGCCGTGCGCAACAGCGCGTGGGCGGCGGGAGCAGTGGACTCATATGTCGCGAACGCCATCGGCCGCGGAATCCGGCTGATCCCGCAGCATCCGGACGAACAGGTTCGCGAACTAATCCGTCAGAAGTGGGCGCGATGGATTCGCGAATCGGATGTCGAGTACGACCCGAAGAATCCGGCCAGCGGGCAGACCGATTTCTACGGCCAGCAGATGATCATCGCGCGCGAGGTGATGGAGGCCGGCGAATGCTTCGTGCGCTTCCGGCCGCGCTCGCCGAAGGAAGGGCTTTCTGTCCCTCTCCAGTTGCAGTTGATCGAAGCCGAGCAGTTACCGCTGTGGCGCAACCAGCCCACGCCGGATGTACCCGAACAAAATCGCGTACGCTGCGGAGTCGAGTTCCGGCCGGATGGGCGGCGCGCCGCGTACCACTTCTGGCGGGCGCATCCGGGCGAGACGATGTTCTATCCGCTCGAGGCGCTACAGGTGGAGCGCGTGCCGGTGAGCGACGTGCTGCACGTCTACAAGCCGATTCGCGCCGGCCAGTTCCGCGGCCAGCCGTGGCTTACGACGGTTTTGGCAAAGCTCTACGAACTGGAGCAGTACACCGACGCCGAGATCGTGCGCAAGAAGATCTCGGCCATGATCACCGGCTTCATAAAGCAGGTCAGCCCGGACAATCCGGTGATGGTGCCGGATCAGTCATCGAACGGTCAGGGGCAGGCCGATCCTGGCACGCAGATCACGAAGCTGGAGCCTGGCACATTTACCAATCTCGGTTTCGGCGAAGAGGTGCAGTTCGCCGAAGTGAAAGACAGCGGCGACTACAAGAATTTCGTTCGCGCCTGCCTGCAGGCTTTCGCCAGCGGCGCGGGGCTCGCCGAATACCAGATCTCGGGCGATCTCTCGGGTATCAACTATTCATCGATTCGCGCAGGCCTGCTGGAGTTCCGGCGCAAGTGCGAGCAGTACCAGCATTCTGTGTTCATCTTTCAGGTCTGCCACCCGATTTACCGCCGGTGGCTGCGCGAAGCGATGCTGGCGATGGTGTTCGGCGTCGAGCTGCTGAACGCCTATGACAAGGACCCCGCGCCGTTCGAAGCGGCCCAGTGGGTCACGCCCGGCTGGCCTTGGGTCGATCCCGAGAAGGACATGAAGGCCGCCGAGCGCGCCATTCGCGACGGTCTCTCCACGCGGTCGATTGAGTGCGCCGCGCAGGGCTACGACGCAGCTGTGATCGACGCGCAGCAGAAGGCCGACAACGACCGGGCCGACCGGCTCGGCCTCTCGTATGATTCCGACGGCCGTAAGATCCTGACCGGCCGCAATGCGGGGTTGACCGAGGGAGAAATCGAGGACGCAGAGAGCGGAAAGGTGGAGGTCCAGTGAAGGATCTGACTCGCGTTGCGTCGCGTTTCCTGAACTGCCCGCTGATGATTCACCCGCCGAAGCTGGAGGTGATCATCAAGGCCCTCGGTCCGCGGCTCGGCATCGACCCGGAGGCGATCTGGGGAAGGTCGGTTCCGATGAACGCGACGGCCACGTTGAGTTCGCGGTATGCCGATGCGGCCGACGAGAGGGATTACGCCGTCATTGATGGCATCGCGGTGATCCCGGTCGAAGGAACGCTGCTCAAGAAAGACTCGTTCCTGTCCGCGTGGAGCGGCTGCAGCTCCTACGAGCAGATTCAGCGGCAGGTGGCGGGCGCGGTCGATGACGCGGGCGTGCGGGCCATCCTGCTCGATATCGATTCGCCCGGCGGCGAGACCGCGGGGTGCTTCGATCTTGCCGACTATCTCTACTCGGTTCGCGGCGCGAAGCCGCTGTACGCGGTTGCGAATGATATCGCGCTGTCGGCGGCTTACGCGATCGCGAGCTCGACAGACCGGATCTTCGTGAATCGCACCGGAGCGGTAGGCTCGGTCGGCGTGTACGCGCTGCATGTGGACCAGTCGGGGTTCGACAAGGATGTGGGCCTCAAGTACACCTACGTGTTCGCGGGCGACCGCAAGGTGGATGGCAATCCGCACCAGCCGCTCTCGGATCGCGCGCTCGCGGACATCCAGGACGAAGTGGACCGCGAGTACAAAATCTTCACCGAGACCGTCGCACGGAATCGCAACGTCAGCACGAAGGAGATCGTCGCGACGCAGGCGGCGGTGGTCTGGGCGGACAACGCGCTGCCTCTGCTGGCCGACGAAGTAGGCACGCTGGACGATGCCATGAACGCGCTGCGCCAGTTGGTAGGCGGGCAAACCATCACGGCGGCCAGGGCCGCAACTCTCACGAAAGGAGAACCACGAATGGCACAAATCGAAGCGCCACTTGAAACATCGGCCGCCGCCCCGAAAAAGGGCGGCGAGCCCGAGGACAAGAAAACCAGGAAGAAGCAGGAGCCCGCGGACACGAC